ACAAAAGATGATATGTTGCCCGTCAACATGACAATCGGGATTTTTCTGTATCCTGTTATTTCTTTTAGTTATTTTGTTTTACAATTTTTGACGGTATGACAATACACGGTTACAGTTTCTGTAACCGTTTCCGTTTCCCTTGCCCTTTTGGTTTTGTTTTTATGCAGCCGACTTGTACCGCGTGGCGTCGTATGGCTTGCCTGTTTTTACGATGAAATAAGCTAGCTTCGCCAACTTCCGCATGATGGCAACTATGATTATCATTTTATGCTTGCCTGCATTTGTCAGGTTTCGGACTAGCTGGGGAAACGCGCCTGTCCTGTAGGCGACCAGAGCGGGCATGTAAAGGGCGCTTTTCAATCGACGATGTCCGTATCGGCTGAGTTTGCCTTTTTTGTTGACGCTTGTCCCTGATTGTTGAATTTGTGGGCTTAGTCCTATGTAGGATATGAATTTGTTCGCCGTCTGGAAGTCTTTGTCTGTCAGTTGTGCGTAAAGTATGGCTGCAGTTTCTTTGCCTATGCCCGATATGGTTTGCAGGTTGCGATAATGGGCGTTTTTGTCTTTCTGCCTGTCTATTTCTGCTTCTATGGCGGTTTGCGCTTGGTCGATTTTTTCTTGATAGGTCTGTATCAGGTCTTCATGGATTGTTTTGATCGTTTCTGATTCGGAGCTGTGCAGGCGGTTTTTGATTTGCTTTTGCTGTTCTTTGAGTTGGTTTTTCAGGCTTAGGAGTTTTTGAAGATAGCGGTTGTCGGGTTTCCTATAGGCTGTCAGTTTATCTATATGCCGCTTTGTGTATTCGGCTATCAGGTTTGAATCTGCTTTGTCGGTCTTGGTTCGGCTGAACTGGCTTTCGGCGTAGTTTTTGATTTTCAGGGGGTTGATGACATAGACTATGTGGGTTTCGGATAGGGTGTCTGCGACGGCTTCGTAGTAGATACCTGTCGCTTCCATGCCGATGACGGTTTTTCTGACGCGGTTTGTCTTTATCCAGGCTTTGAGCTTCTGAAAGCCTTCGCTGTCGTTGCTGATTTTGATGTGATATGCGCTGCCGTCGCTTTTTTTCAATGTTGCGTCTATGGTTTTCTGCGATATGTCCAGTCCTATTGTGTTCATGTGATTGTCCTTACTTATTCAGCCTTTGGCGGCTATGATGATATTCAATTTTTTGGATGGATATGGACGGTCGGCATTTCTTTTGTCCGGCTTTGCTGCCTTGGTCGGTTTCCTGCCTGACCGCCCCGGCTTTTGTCCTGCGCATGAACAAAAACCCGTAAGCTGTCTTGAATCAAAACGGCTTACGGGTTTTTATTTTGACATTTTATTGCGCCCAGGTTTGATGATTTTTCCATTTTTAGGCATTTTTTATCATTGCCGGAATCAATAATATTGCTCAATCCTCCTAAAAATCGTCGATGTTGACCGAGCGTTTGCGGGGGTGTTCCTCCCCCGCGCCCCCTCCGTCTCACTTGCGACGCCGCGCGGGCAGGGGGAACGGCGCAAAAGGCGCGCGCCTATCACCCTGCCCACGGGCAGAGTGTATTTTGTCCGCTAGGCGTCAAGGGGTATCCGTAAACAATTGTAAAGACGATAAAGCTGTCTTTACAATTGTTTACGGACATCCGCCCCTTGACTTGTGTTTAGGTGGTTTAATGGGCTAAATATATGGTTGCTGCTGCGCCTATCAATGACACTAAAAACATCGGCAGGACGAAATATTTAAAAAATCCGCGCCAGCCTTTGCGCTCATAGGTCGTTGCCGCCCATATCCCTAAAAAAAACGCTAATCCCGCATTCATCAATTTACCTTCCCGCCCGTATTCGTAAGGGCTTTATAATTGTATTCGTCATACATCAAATTTTGCGGACTTTTACCGCCCATTGTCAAGATTTGCGGTGAATCGGGCGCGTAGGCGGTCTGCGTCGGTGTGGATCTTTCGGCGGTTTGGGTTTTGTAGGGATTGAAAGGCAGCCCATCTTTTACGTAGTTCAGACAGGTTTGTTTGCCTATTTCTGCTATCTTGGTGCCTTGTTCTGTATAGCATGTGCAGCGGTTCTCAACTTTTATACAGGCGACGGGATAGGGCATTGCCCTGACCGCTTTGTTCATGCCGTCGTACATCGGGGCGGTTTCGGGTCGTTCTGCTATTCGAGGTTGGTAGTCTTCTTCGCTCAAATGCGGTTTTGGCGGTTCGGCGGACACAGTCGGCGGCACTTGGTTGGTATATTGTCCGTTTGTCGGAGCTTGTGGCGTCGGTTCGTTCGTAGCTCGTTGCCCGCTTTGATCTGCCGCTTGGGGTAAGACTTTTTGCGCCTGTTCAATCGGTTTGTTCAAATCCGACCAATATGAACTGAACGCGTAAAGCCCACCACCGAGCAGTGCTATTGAAACGGGTATCAGATATAAAACCTTGCTACGCTTGGTTCTAATTTTGGTGTGTTCTTCTGCCGACTTATAAAGCCCATAGACGCTCTTGTCTAGCTTATAGACACTTACCAAGGCTTCTTTGATGTTCGCCCTGCTTTCGGGTTCTTTTGCGCCGCCTGTCGACCATTCTAGCTTACGACGCAATCCTAGGTTGGTCTTTCCGAAGTGGGTGTGATGTTCAATTAAACCTCTGAGATGGACGTCTAACAGTCTGGGATGTTGCGTTATAAGAAGGAAATCTAAACCTCTGTGTCGATGGGTCTCAAGTTCGGCAACGTAATCGGGTACTTTCGAACCACTGGGACGCGGTCTAAATATTCGCTGGCATTCGTCAACTACTATAATCGCTCCGTCAGGTGCCCATTTCGGCCACGTTTGAATGCTTTCGCCTTCGGGTATTTCTTCATGGGGTATTTTCAGGTCGGGAATGCCGTCTATATAGAGCGGACGATTCTTGAAGTCTTTGCGCTTGGCAAGCATGGAAACGACGTTCAGGGTTTTGCCCGACCCTGGGACGCCTGTAAACAGATAAAGCATGGTTTCCCCTTATTTGGATTGAATGACGGTTGACAGTTTTTTAAAGCCTTTGAGCGTTATGACAAAGCTAAATGCGCCGAATATCCAGTTAAGAACAACGCCGAATCCTGCGATGTACATGATTTGCAATGCTTCGTCTGGAAATCCGCCTATGGCGCGGCTTATTTCGTTGATGAAATAACGCTGCATGGTATTCAAACCCGTTACGGTTACGAAACTCAAACCTACCGCGCTCAATACGCGACCAGCGACGGACATTAAAACGCCTGTAATGATTGATGCCCAGTTCATTTACAACTCCTTTACCGACTGATAGACGAAGTACGAACAAGTCAAAATGCAGATGGCTATAAAAATCGGGCGGAGTTTACCCGCCAAATCGCATAAAGGGTCGAAGACAAATTCAACTGTGCCAAGTTCGCCGAAATCAACAGCACGTGGAGCGGGACAAGTGCCGTTATTACTGAATACTTCCAAAGGCTTGAAATCCAAGTCTATTGTCTGTTCAGGCAATTGGACGTCTTCCCAGCTTGAATCACCCGCGTCCAAACATTGGGCGGCGTTCGGATTGCTTTCACAGAAATCCCGCCGTTCCTGATTCTGGTTTTGGTTTTCCTGCCCCGTCTGTCCTGCCGGTGTCGTCGGAGTGTTCGGGTTGCCCGGAGTCTTCAGGGTATTCGGACTGTCGGGGCTGGTCGGCGTCGTAGGCGCGGGGTTGTCCTGCCCTTTGTTCGGCGTCGGTATTATTTCGCTACGGGTCGGCGCGAGTGTGGAATTTGGCTTCAAATCGGGGCGCGGAATAATAGACGTTGAAACCGAGCCGTCTGCGTTAAGTGTGAACCGTGTCTGTTGCGGTGTATTGCTTCCCTGCGGGGTGTATGGAGCGGAATCGGCAGTCATAGGCGTAAATTGGTTTGATTCGGTGGACTTCTCGACTGCGTCGCCGATTCGGGACAACTGCTTCATCAGTTCTTCATGGTTGGTCTGTTGGTTGTTCAGCATTCGGGCAAGGATGTCTTTGATGTCCTGCTGATTGAGCGTCATGTCTTTAATGGTCTGCTCTTGTTCGGCCGGTGTTTGTCCCGATACTTTGGCGCGGGCTGCTTTGAGTTCGGCGTCGTTTGTGATGGGGGTATAAACATATCCTGCTACGGTATCGTAGCCTTCGGGAAGACTACCTTTGTACCACCCGTTACATGCTCCGCCCGGGCAATATCCCCAGTTATAGATACCGTTGTATCTGTCTATTACCCAAGAATAGCCTTCTATCGGTTTTTTGGGTCTGACGTTCGAGCCTGAACCGATGTCAACCCGTCTCAAATAAAGCTGCGAATAACTGCCGTCTTTGTTCTTCGAGGCTTCGGCAAGCATTTTGCCCGATGTATTCCATCCTTCAGCCTGCTTCGCCGCTTTGGCTGCGCCTTCGGCAGCTTTTTTGGCGGCTGCGGCTGCGATTGCTCCGCCTAGGTTGCCGCTTTGTTCGGCTTGGGCTTGGGCGGTGGCGGCTTGTTGGGCGGCTTGAGTTAATTGTCCTGATGATGAATTAGGTCGTATACCTGTTTTATTCAAAAAATTATTAACTCCACTGCCAAAATCCGTAAAATCAAGTTTTGACAAACCTTCCAAAACTGCCCCGAATCCCTCCCTAGCTGCTCCACTCCAGTCCCCATTTTGGGCTTGTTTATAAGCTCGTGCTGCAAAATCCGATCCAATCGCTCCGCCCGCTGCCGTTAAACCTGCAAGCGTACCACCAGCAATCTTTTCAACTTTGGTAATATTCACACTCTGCGTTTGCTGCGTGTGAATCACGCCTTTTTCCCCGTATTTGCCCGTTACCGTTACGCTTTTGTTCTGACTACCCGTTATCGTACCCCCGTTCTTCGTTACGGTCGGTTTGCCTTGGTTCTGCGTCTGAACCCGCCAAACGCCTGTTTTAGGGTCGTAGCCACGCTGTTTTAAGGCTTGTTCGGACGGGAATCCCGACCCCTGATGTTGGACGGGCGGAGGCAGTCCTACGTCTGCCCATGCGCCATTCAATGCCAAGACCGAGCCAATACATACAGAAAAACGGCTAAAACTGCGGGCTTTGCCATTCCGATTAAAAACGCTGCTTCGGGTGTCATTCTTCATTTCTTTCTCTCTGCCATAAAATCAGCTTCACAATGACGACGACGGCAAAAAGTGAAATCATTGCAAACATGATTTGTGTGCCGACGGCTTCGCCGAATCTGTAATATTCCATGCTGTCGCATTGCGGAAACTGTAGTTTTACGGTCTGTTCGTTATACGTCCAAGTCTGTCCGTTAAAAACGGGATGCCTAAGCACCCCGTCTTTGTCTATTGCCGGTACGACTTGAGTCATCACTTCGTTTGTTGCCTGCTCTGCCGTTTCGTGGCAAATCCGACCGACCTGATAACCCATGCCGACACCTTAGGCGGAACGTTTCACAGCGGATTTGATAACGCTGATGGAAACGGCGGCAACGGCGAGGGCAATAGCTACCGCACCGACGGCAATAATGCCCGTTTTCAACGCGCCGAGTTCGGTTTTAGCGGAGTCAACCAAGCCGTTATCTTCGGCAAATGCCAAAACGGGCATGGCGGATACAGCCACGAATGCGGCTGCGTGTTGCAGTTTGCTTTTGATGTTCATGATGTTTTCCTTACGAAAATGAATTTGAAATGAATTGCGGGCTTTGTGAAAGGTTTATCAGACCGCCCGCCGAGCCTGAAACTTTTATTCTTCCTTCACGAAAAACGCGAAGATTTGAAATCCACCGCCTATTTCTTCCATTCCGGCATTAAATGCGTCTTCATAGCTTTCAAAATGCCCGGCAGATTTTAGGTTTTGGGTAAAACCAGTATCGCCAAACGGATCGGGATAGATGAATTCGTGTGATTCCAAATCCTGAACTATGAACCGTTCTTTATATTTCATGATTTAGCCTTTCGGCTTTGCCTCTGTTTGAACTTGGAACTCTTTCAGGGTGGGAACCATGCCTTTGCCTGTCGAGGTCATCTCTACGGTAATCATGACTTCGCAAGGGAAACTGAGGTTTGCCAGCTTTGCAAAGTTATCGCTTGAACCGAACTTCATCTGCGCGGCGGTAAAGCCGACGGCGTTACCCGATTGAGACGGGAGCGGTGTGGCGACCAAGACGGAACAACTGTCAATCTGCGAGCCGTCAATTTCGCCTTTGAATTTTTTTGCACCTAAAAAGGTTGCGGGATAAGTGATTATCTGGTTTTGGTTAAACATGGATATTTCCTTTCTTAAAAATCGTACCAATCAAATTTGACGGGCTTCTTGGCATATGCCCTAAAATTACCGAAATACAGCCGATACTTTGAATTCATCCGACGGATTCGCGCTGATTCTTTCTGCCATCGCGCCGCCCTTAATTTCATCTGCTCGGCAAGCGGTAAACCTTCTTCAATAGTCCGCTGTAACCAGCGTTCGTATTCTTCATCCTGCTTACGTTTGCGGTTTGCTTCGTATTCAACATCAAACAGCCTTTCATGAGTTTTGAAGCCGTCTGAAAGCTTGTAATCCAAAAAGTCCAGTTTCATCACTTCGTAGTCCAATTGGGCTTCTGCCGATTCGTGTATGAAACCGCTCTTTTCCGCGTTTCTCAGTTCGTTCAAATCGTACTTTTCAGGTTCAAGCCCTTTGGGATAACCCGATTCCGCCTTCAGGTGTTTGACGATTTCGTCGGAGCTGAAACCCAAATCGGACATGAAATTGACCAGTTTGCCGACGGCGTTTCTGGCGTGTTTCAGCTTATGACCGAACGTCAAATTCAGGGATTTTTCCCGAATTTCTACACGCTTTTCAGACGGCATATTCCGAAACATCCGACAGATGGGAAACGCTCCGCAGAAGTAACCGCCTTCATCCGTCAGAATGTCGAACGGTATTTCTATGTCCCCGTGATTGAACTGAATTTCAAACCTTACCCAGGGGCTTTCTTTGTCCCCAAGCTGACGACCCTTTTCATAAATTCGAACGAAGCGGGAATTTTTCTTTCTGCCGACATAGAAGGTCTTGCCCGTGCCGTCTTCTTTCCGCCATGCCGATCCGACCGTTTCAGACTTCGGCCGCATATTGTGATTGTCGAAATAACCGTTATCGTGGTCTAACAATGCCTGCTCAGGTGTGTAGCTTCCATCGAAAAAGTCTAATGCCAAATCTACACGGGTTATGCGGGGTCGGACGGCTTCGTCTAAAAACTGCTTCATTCGGGCTTCCCAGCCTGCATTAGCCAGATTGCAGCCTACACCCTTCAATTCGATTAAAACGGTATCACGCTGACCGCCGAAGTGGACTTCACCATAATCCACATCGTCAGAACCTAGACGGTACATCGATTCATAAAATTTATTACCCTTTGACTTGCATTTTCGGGTAATGCCGAACCCCAGTATTTCTTCCAGTTTGCGGCTCAGGGTGTACATGTATTCGGCGTCCGATACCAAAGGACAGCCCGAATATCTCAACAAGGTGTCCTGATGGAATGTGATGGACAGCCAGTCGATGAAAACGCCGTCCTGAACGCCCCGCCGTTGCGGTACTTCTATTAGTTTTCCCCGTTCGTCGGTAATGAAATGGGAAAAATATTCGGTATTGCTCATCTGCTCCCCACTTTTGGAATTTCGGGGCTTTCGTTTTTTGCTCCCCCCCTGTTAGTCTAGGGGGGGGGGCTTCCTCCCGTTCCCCGCGCTCGCGCCGCGCGGGGGGGGGGGGGGCCGTCTGCGGGGGCGCCGCGC